GTCTTGTAGACTGATCTGTGCCTCGCTTGCCATATCAAAGACACATACTGGACCTTTGCAAAAAAGGGCCATATCAACATCGCGTGCTTCATTTAAGACATCGTCGTCGCTATTATAAAGATTGCGACGTGCATCTAAATCGCCTTCAACGATGTCAACAGTACGTGCGGCTCGATCAGCAGGCTTGTTGACAAAGGAAACTTCGCTGTAATCGTGCTTCCCAGGTAATAGCACGGCACGAACGCCGTCGTAGTCATTACCTGGTTCATGGTCACACATTCCATCCGCAACCCAGTCCTGCAGGCAGACAGAGCACATGGCCTTATCTGTACTGTGTGCAGTTGATACTGTCAAATAACGCTGGTCCAGTACTTTATCCATAGATGCTGGGTCAGAAATCTCTGCAACCAGTTCTATATATCCAAGCCCTTGGTAATCATCACGATTATCGAAGTTGCTCAGAACATACTGTACGGCGTCCTGTAGCTCTTTGCCTTCCAGGCCGCCTTGAGACAAGCGTTGTAATACGGTATCGTTAATTGGGTATTGGGTTGAAAGATCTACATAGCGAGCACTTACCACACGTCCGATTGGGTCCTTGAAGTCATCGTGATGTGTCAACACGGGCTTACGGTATGGGGTCAAGAACGAACCTGTCCCATCCCGCATGCGCTCTGGCAAATAAAAGCCCTTGTTAGAAGTTTGGAGCGCTGCATGTGTAGCTGCAATCCTAACTAACAGCGAGGGAGCGTTAGAAGTAGAGATTGCATCTTTAATCTGTGTGAGTCGGCCATCTACAGCGTGAACTGTTCCCCTGACGGTATCTGTGAAAACAGCATAACGCTTCTTTTTACTCATTAGGCACATTCCTCGCCATTCGTGATAGTCAGCATAATAGTAAAGACCAACTATCAAAAAAGGTTACGTAAACTTACGCAGATAGGGTTCCTTCGGCAACTGGCTTTGGATCTAATGCGTGCATTTTACACATACGTTCCGCTAAGGCATTGACTTCCTTAGAAGTTAACCCCTTGTTACCTTTACGGATCGCAGATTTGGCTACACGCATGCAAGCGTTATTTTGTGCCTTCCCCTTAGCCTTTGGTGGATTAATCTTGTCCAAGTGTGCATTCCTGCCTGTCCCGGGCTCAAATTTAGAGCGACAGATAGCTATCGCACTGCTCTTGACCCTTGACGAGGACCAGGTTGGATGGCGTTTGCGTAGGTCTTTCTTTACAGATATCACACAGCGTTCCACCTTGGGAATCAGATCTTCAACATCCATATCTTGGGTCGCTTCGTCATACTCACGATCGAAAACAGGAGGTCCTTCCCCACCTGTGTGTGTGTGAATTCCGTGCGGTCCTTTGCCAGGACCAGTGTAGTTCTCTCCGTCAGCCTTCAGGTGAACGTGGTTGCCTTCTTCCAGCCCTTCACTAATAGGGGCCTCTTCGGGCGGACCTGTGTACTCACCACCAGACTGTCGATGGATGTGGTAATCCATCAGTTGACTTATCTCAGCTCGCATAGCCTGCAAGCGTGTATAGTAATCAGGAATTTCTGCTAAGTGATCTTTCGCCTTCTCCTTGGCAATAGTCATATCACCAGTGTGCTCAGCTTCTGTTTCGATACCTATTAGCAGTTCTTTCCTGTCGAATAGGTTGTCTGAAATATGACGATGTTTCCCGGGCCCGTTACCTTCTTCTTCCATCTCCTGGATGGCCCCGGGTGCCATACGCTCTTGCAGCTGTTCCTTGGCTGCTTTGACGAATTGCTCCTCTTCATCTTCCTCTCTCTCCTCCATGGCTTCTTTACCTGCTTCTTCCATGTCGGAGAGGTAGTCATAATAAAAAGGATACTGAATGAGATGGTCTTTAACGATCTCTTTCGCCAATTCAGCATACTCAGTGTGCTCGAATTCGATAGCAGTACCAAGAGCAAGCTGTTTAGGATCAAACTTCTCGTCCTTGTACTTTCTGTTAAGTCCCACCTTCTTGTTATCCGGATTCTTGGGTAGATCCATGGTAGAACTAGAGGCATCAAGCATCTCGGTCTCTACTGGCGTTGACTTTAGTGAGAACCTACAGTTACAGTTGTCGTGCCAGGGCGGGATATCATCGATTGACAGGTGCTCCAGGCTGATCTTCTTGCCTGCATACTGATTACACTTATTGCAATCATCCTCATTGGGATTGCGATGGATATAGACTGCATCGTGACCAGTTAACAGTAGCCCAATAGCCTGACCATACATCGTAGCCTGCCTTTTGATGGTACGGTCTAAAAAGTCAGCTCTAAACTCAAAGCTGTCAAGGGCAGACCTTATCATGCTCTGATCATGACCCTGTAGGGCAAGGCTTTCGATAGTATCAAGCACTCTATCGGTCAGATAGCTAATTCTCCGGGTAGCGTAGCTTTGTACCTCTTTAATACGTACGCGCGCGATAGGATTCACCGCATGCTGGAAGGCATCTGCCTGACGGATACCCTTGTAGAAGTAGCCTCTGACGATTTCCTGATACTTGCTGACGATAACACCCTCAACGAGGCGGGCCATCTGTTTGCGCCAACTGTGGTCATGTAACTTGATGGTGTCAAGCAAGTCGCGGAATAACAAGACGAATACGGCCTCTCTAAACGCATCGAAGACCTGCATAAGGCGCTGGTTGGCGCTGGACTTACGCTTCTCGGGACCGGCCTTCTTGCCGTGTTGATTCTCTGGCTGTACTTTGTTAGCGGCAGCCTTACCACCGCGGGATTTGCCCTCTGACTTTGCACTTCGACCAGGTTTTGGTGAAGTCACAGAAGGAGATAGGGGAGCACTTGGGGCAGTGTTGGCCGCAAGGGCTTCCTTGGCCTCTGGAGTAAACGGCTCATCAAGAGCCTGTATGATCAGCCGTGGTTTCTCAACCATCTCAAAGTACAGCTCTTCTCGTTGGGAGTCTAGCAATGGTTCTTCACCAAGCTCTTTTCGAGCCTCTGTCTCTGTCATAAGGTGACCCTGATACAGATTAACTGCGTTAGAATCACGCTTGATCTTCTGTTCTACATCGATTTCGTTGAACTGCAGGTGTACTCTGTGTTCATCTTGCAGTACGTCGAATGTAAAGGTACTCTCTAGGAGTAGCTCTCCGGTGACAAAGAAGTCAAAGAAGATCTGGAGGACTCCTTGGAAGTCCTTCACACAGTCGATCAATGCCTGTGACAGAGCGTCAGCGGTATTACGGTTAGCAGTAGAACCCTCTCCAAAGTCGACAGAACTCATAGCTAAACCGGCCCAGACTCTCTCCTTGAAGTGTTTCAGGAAAGGATCGGCTTTAAGAGCCTTGCCTTGGGCGCCGATAGCTTGAATATCATGTCTCTCTGGTGTGACGATACAGCCCTCAGCGGGCATATCTTCCACCTGTGTCTGGATGTGATCTACTTCCGTACTACCGTCTTCGAAAACTTGTGCAGGGTATTGCTCCGTACCTACCGAGTAATGGTACAGCGGAAACAGGTGCTGATACACCAAGAGTTCCACGTCTTCTTCCATCCGACGTAGGACCCGCACGTCATCTAGTACTGGTGTAGTGTCAGGTGTGCCTACCGAAAATCCACCCTTCCTGTCGTGGTAGATGTGGATTATATCTTGTGGCTTCCACCTGGGCCATTTGCCAGTCTTCGGTGATGTGATAGGTGTAAGGATCTTCTGCTGGTATTCAATCACTTGCCCCTGGAAATCCCTCTTGAAATACATTGTCTCGGGTGGGACACGAAAATAGCCGGCCACAGGATTAAGGGTACCTATGCCGCCTGCCTGACGGACTCTACCACCAGAAGCCTTTTTACTACGCACCTTTACGATGTACGCATTAGAATACTTAATTAGATCTGACGACACTTCTCTCATTAGTAGCTGAAACGGATACAGAGTTGCCCGCTCTATCTGAGCCAGGCGTGTCTTGATGTATCTGATCGTTGCCGGATTCTTACCTATGAATCGGTAGCCCTCCTTCATCAGAAGGCCT